TGCTCGAAGTGCGTGTCGGTTCCGTTCTGCACCGTGTTACCGTCCTCGTACACTTCCGGTATCAGCTTGGTCAACCGGATGGTCGGATAGCACGAGCCATACGGATTGTCCGGCAGAAGGTCTGCCGTTGCATTGGCCCCTTGGTCTCCGATGCCGAACTTGCAGTTTGTCCCAATCGTCTGGTTCACGAAGTACTCGCGCAGCGCATTCTCGTGTGTCCTGTAAGGCTCGTCGCGCAACGCCGTCGTATCCCACGTTGCGGTGTCGGACGTGAAGCTTGACGGCGCTTCATCGCAGTGATGGAGCCGGCCAGTAAGCGTCACCTTCAAGACTTCGTCGTTTCCAGTCCCTGAACTCCACTCTACCGACTCAATCTCAAGGTCAGGCTCGTAGACCCGGCAGGACGAGTAGAAGGCAAGGCGCGCTTCCTCGCATGGAACGTCTCCCGGTGAACATGTGATCGTATTAGCGTTGCTCGCTCCGAAGTAAGGAGTTTCAAGCGGAGCATATCGATAGCCTGTCGCGCCCTCGGGTGTCAGGACGTTTCCGCTCGAAGCATTTCCGAACGCCATGTGCATCAAGAGCGACTTCGAGTTGCTCCCAATCTCCGGGCTGTAGAAGTGGCAACGGTCAAGAATCGGCTGGTAATCCGTGAAGGATTGGACCTTCCAGACTGATGAGTCGCTTGGATGGTACGGCTTCAACTCGATCCCAAGGAGCCATCGGTTGCTGTATCCGCGGGGCGGAGCCGTCGCGCGGATGCCGTCTGCCTCGTAGAGTTCAGTTCCGCCGCTGTACTCATAGGCGCCCTCGACCGCCACGAACGTCTGGCCAGCCACGTAGGTGCTGTCCCGGTAGGCGATGTTTCCAGAGCGCACCCGGTAGGTGACGCCCGGAACCAGAGCGCCCGATATAATGCGCTCCGGGTCAGGTCCGATCCCCTGCCACGCATCGGCTGGCGTCGTGCCGCTCAACCCGAAGGCGAAGCGCCGAACGTAGAGGATGGTCTTGCCGCCCGTCAGCTCCATGCCGACCAGCTCCTGGCGCCGAACGAGCCTGACGCACTGGCTGAGTCGGCGGAGCGAATCCCATACAGCGTTCCTGTTGACCACGTGATCGGTCGGAAGTACCGACCCACCGTTGATCGCCACGAGGCACCCGTGCTCGTGGTACAGGTTCGAGATGGTCTCGGCCACGTTCTCGTCCGTCCCTGAGCCGTCCGGCGTTTGGGTCAGCGATGCGGTCGCAACCCGCAGGAAGATGGCAGCATCGTGCACCTGCGGCCGGTACTCCACCAATTCGGTGCATTCGATCCTGAGGGTCCCGGTCCCGCCGTTGAACTGCAGTTGAGAGGACAGGCGCCACTGAGCGGCCGCGGGCGTCGAGGCTGTAGACGCCAGCCAGAGGGCCGTCGGCTCGCCCGGCGTGGCCGTCAGGCGCGCCAGCACCGTCTCCGTGTCGCCGGTCTCGACCAGCTCCACCGTCACGCTCGCTTTGAGCCCGTCCGTAACAAGCAAGGCTCCCGACAGAACGAAGCCCGAGGCCCAAGCTCGCGTTCCCCCCCCTGGGATCCACGGGACCACCACCCCGGCCTCGGCATCGGCCGACAGAATCGCGGTCGGATACTCAGCCGTGATCGCCCCATCCGTCTCTGTCCCGCGCGCCGGAGCGAGGTGATACTGCGAGGTGTAGAACCGTTGGAAGTCGAAGGCGTGCTGAAGATGGTACGTCACGGACTCGCGCTGCGCCGTCGAGCCTCGGAACTCGCGCGTGAAGTTGTTAAGCGCACGCGCAAGCATGTTCCCGTCTCGCTTCTGCAACACTCCTTCACCGGTGTATGGACCTTCGATCCATTCGCGCTTCGGATAAATGTCAACCGTGCCATCATTCAGAAACACGAAGTATGCCCATTGCACTTCCGAAATCGCGGCAACGTGATCGTCGTAGCTGTAAATCGTGCCGGGTGTGCAACTCCCCGCGTAGGTCACGTTCTCTGAAACTGTTCCTTCATCCGTGAAGTCCGTCACGCCGGCAACGCCCGTGAATGAAACGCCCGCGGCATACGCGGTCCCGTCGTAGGTGACGCTCCCGGATCGCACGAGATAGACCACACCTTCCTCGATTGATCCGCTCGGCGTAAGGTCGAGTCGCGTGAATCGATAGAGGTAGTTGATCTCGTTCACGTCCTCGCAACCAGTCCCGCTCACCTCCGGGGTCGGCTGGTATCCTCCGTAGGAGTTCGCCATCGGGCTGCGCCGGCTGTACCGGATGCGCCAATGCTCTCGGGCTGCCGTATAGGCCGGGGATGCGAGACCGCCCGTCACTGGGTCGTAGGCGCCGCGCTGCGCCTTCGCCAGTTCCCATGCCTCAAACGGTGTCGGCTCGCCAACGGCCGGGATCAATCGGTTCGCCCTGGTGGCCTCATCGTCGAGGTCGAACTCCGCTGCCCCGAAGACGAACGCATTCATCGGGCTCGCAAGGTTCGCGCCCTCGGGTTGCCCTGGCGATGACAACGGCCACTCCGCGTCCTGCGGCCGTAAGTGCTGGTACACCTCGAAGAACTCTCCCAACGACGGCCACGCAAACCCACTCTCGTCCGGGTTCCGCACCTGCCGGAACATTGAGAACAGCAGATAGAATATGCGCCAAGGCCCATCCCCGAGCCCGGAGATGAGCCTGTCGTTGAAAGCCGCGGCCAGCCGGTTGAACTCTGTGCTCGTTATCGGATCACCAGCCGCAACCTCCACGGCGCGCGTGAAGGTGATGGCCATCGCTTACGCCTCGCAAATCCAGAACTGGATTTGCACCGCTGCCGTGTTTGCGCGCCCGTAGAGGGAAGTTGTTGATGGGATGCGACGAAGCGAACAGGACTCTCCAGCGTACAGCTTCGACAGCAGATGCGCATTTCCAGAGTCCTTGAAGATTTCGACGTAATTGGTTGCGTCGAGATTCTTGACGACAAGGTGGATATCTCCTGACACGTCAGCCGGAACGTCGAGAGCTTCGTTCGAGGTTCCAATCTCCTGCGTCACTGTGCCCATATCAACTCCACTCATATCAATCGAGTCGGAGATAGAGCCAGAGTTGATTGATGCACCACCCTTAGTTGCGGAAAAACTTACTACCGTTGTAATTTCGTTCGCCATACTTTTTCAGCCCCATCGCGGGACAGTTGATTGTTGCTGTTGCGTAGTCTGCCCTGGTGTCGCCGCCAGAACAACACCGGAAGGTGTCTCCACCATCTTCATGCCTGAAGATCGCGCTGTTGCCGCGGCAGAGATTTTCTTCCGCATCTCGAGCATCCGATCCTTCGGACCAGTAGTCGGGGTCGGCTGTCCGTATTTCCAGTGTCGAATCATGCGCGGTCAGGGTAGAGTATTTGATTCCACGTGCGAGCGTAGTGGAAGCTCTGAGTTTCGACTCGACTTCCATCTGATGAATAGTCGAACTCAACATGCTCGCAAAGCCATTCTCCTGCAGGAAGTCGAGCTGATACGTTGGACGGCATAGCAAGCCCTGCGATTAGCGATGAATTGCTGTAAACGGTTCCCACCACCGCAAGGTTCGGATAGTACTGTGCAGTTGGCTGATATCTTCTTTGCACCTGCACGACTCCATCGCCACGTATGAAGCTCTTTGTTCCTCCAAGAATCAACTCGACGAAGCGAATTAATCCGTTGGCTTCCAGACGAATATCAGCAAGCGCGGCAGCATTCAACGTATCAGGGTCTGTTCCTGCGATGTATGACTGCAATGTCCTAAGCCCAAGGTCAACTACTTCCTGCCCTCCTGCTGCCCATGCGGCCTTCATGGCATCAAGAGCCTCGACGAAATCGTAGTGCTCTTCGACAGGAACTACGCTACCGGCAGTCGTGAATTTCCATTCCGTGACAATCGCGGCTTCGGTTGCGGAACCCACACCTCCAGCGCCCGTGTAGGTGATTTCCAGCCTTGCGCTCGGACCTTCAAGCGGCGTGACCGTACAGGTAATCCCCTGTGCGCGATATAGGTCCGCGAGCACATCGATTGCAGCGCGCGTTCCCTCAATCGGAATCGTCGTCTGATACGAAGACGGAGACCACGTAACGGTTGATTGTCCGACAACCGTCTCGTCTCCGTTGCGAGTAAAGCTCATTGCAGACCCTTCTTGGTAAGAGCCACAAGGTCACCTACCTGACGGTTCAGTAGCTTGAGCTGGTACTCTTGCGCGCTCGCTAAACTCTGACCGCGCGTTTGGTAGCCACCGATTTGCGTCAGTGCCGACACAGACATTGCCTGCGACTTCTCTCCAGAACTGAATGCTTCCTTGCGCAACTTAGCTGCTGCATCAGCAGCAATTTCAGCCCGCGCTGTTCCGAATGCAGTCATGGGCTTTTCAGCAGCCTTCGGCTTGGACGGCGCATCCGGATCGACACCGTACCCCTTGAGCTTGTTCCGAAGCCCATCCTCGCGTAGCTTGCTTGCCTCGCCCCCGACGAACTCGATTGCGTTCGCGATCTTTTCCTGCGTCCACCCAAGCATGATCTGGCCTGTTTTCTTGGCCGATCCGAGAAGCCAACCGAACACTCCGCCTCCGCCTTCCTCAGCGGTCTTCGATGCGTTCGCCACCACATCACCAACCGCAACAGCGGCTTTTGCTGCGAAGTCTGACAGCTTAAGCATCGCGTCTGCCATCGCCTGCGTCTGGTTCGTCGTCGGGATTAACCCGTCGTTCAAGAGCTCTGCCATCGCCTTCTGCACTGTATCGGCGAAGGCTCCGCCAGTCTCCTTGGCCTTGATGTATTTCTTGGCGATCTCATCAACAGTTACGCCGGTCTGCTCCGCAAGGCGTTGAAGCGTTGCATATTCCTCTGTGCTTACCCCGGTCTTAGCAGCTTCCGTAGATGTTTCGAGAGCCTTCCGCAAACTATTACCGACGAGAGCCGTCATGGCTCCTGCCGAGAACACGGAAAGCAGCGATGCCCTGAACGAACTTGCTACCTGACCGAATGATTGCCCAAGCCCGCGCTTGATTGATTCGCCTGCCCTCGACAAAGACGAACCGTCAAGACTGACTCGACCCTTTACATGGAAGTCCTCTGACATTCAGTTCGCCATCACGGGTTCAGGTTGCTCTTCCGACGCCGCTGTCCGACGGCGCTCCGCGTACTCACGGCGCGTGAAGCTCGACACCGATACGGCCCCTTCGATTTCGAGCGTCGCAAAGTAGTCAAGTATCCCGCGGCCAAGCGTGGCGTCGTCCATGTCACCAAGCCGATAGCCACACTTGGACAAAAGGTAGGCACGGATATGCGACAGCCAAGGCGTGTTGATCGGTCGCTTGGTTTCGGTTCTCTTCGTGCCTCCAAGGTCACGCTGGACGGCGAACGGTTCCTCCGTGTGGTACTCAATGAATTCGCGCCACACCGCAGCGGACCAGCGCCAATCCCATTCCGACCCCAGGCTCCACGCTTTCCACCGGAGCCGCCACTTGAGCCAGCGAGTGTCGAATGCTGCACGAGCCTCAGCTGCTGACCGCGAGCAAATGAATGCCCCGAGCAGCGTGTCGTAGGGTTCCACTGGTTCCCACAGGCCTAGCGCATTGATGAGTTCCGCATGCCCGAATGTCATCTGGCGAAGCCTCCACCCACAAACAGTATGCCAGACAGGAACAGAGTCCCGGTCGTGCAAGTCCTGCAATGTAGGGTGCCAGCCCATTCTCACGTGTTGGCCGTGGCCCAGACTCCGTTCAGAGTAATCGTGGCGTTGTCAGTATTCGATCCTTCCCATGTCATCGAAGTGACTTCCCAGTTTCCGTTCGCCACAGCGATGTCAGCACCGGCAACGGCGAAAATGGTTCCGTTGTGCAGAAGGTCGGCTGAAGATGCGGCATTCGAGCGAGCAGCACCGACAGGAATTGCCGTGATCGAAATTGTCGTCGAACGGTTTTCGCCAGTGCTGTCGTTGTTGTAATGCGTTCGCGACGCGATCATTCCGTTCGCATCGCGGTGCTCCACCAAGTCATTCCCAGGCGTGACCGTGATGGACATGATGTCCCACGTCTTCGCGCTTCCTCCGCTTGGAGTCACGGTTCCGGGAACCCCAAATGCCGGGACCTTGTTGCTCGTTGCGTTTGTCGTATATGCCATAGCTTTCTCGCTTTCTCGTTAGAACTGTAGGTTTGCCCCGAGCCTTGCTTGAAACCGTGTCTTGTATCGCAGGACAGGCCTCTCTTCCTCAAGCGTAATCGCGTTGTCATCGATCCACAGGACAGCGTATGGCGCGGTGCTCATTTGCTCCTCGTGCAACCGCGCGATGGCGAACTCCGCATACCGGAGCGCCGTCCACTGGGTCGCGTTCTGGTACGAGCCCCTTGAAGTCGTGATGTTCTCCATGGTCTCGACTTCGAGCCCAACGGTCCAGAGACCGCTCCCTCCGCGCGCAAGGCTCGTGAGCGCCACAAGCACAAGAACACCGCTGTGCTTTCCGATCATGCTCAGAAGCTTTGTCTGGTAGTCGCCTTCGTCCGTGGACATCACAAGCGCCGGCACCTCGAAGCTCTCGGTCGAGGCTCGCAGCGTGTCGGTCACCCATTGCTGGATGAGGCGTCCGATCCCGTACTCAGGCTGTCGTTCCATGTTGGCTTTACGTCTTCTGGCTGTCTGACTTATTAGCCGCACCCCACGATTGATTCATAGTGGCACCAAGTGCATTCAAACCTTCAATCAAAGGTGCAATCGCTAATGTTGCCCACGCTGTCCAGTGAACTTGACTAAAACTTACTTCACCCACGTGAGCAAGCCATCCACTTATGGAAGTCAACATTGCGACACTAACATATCGACACACAGAAACCAATGCTCTCTGTTTTGCACTCATCGCCCAGGAGTATCATCATCGTCGATTTTGTGTTGATTTCGTATAAGCGCCTTGATCGTATGCAAATCGCTTCGGACTTCGGCAGCGGCTTTGATCGACTCCTTTACCAGCCCAACCACTACGTTGACTAGATAGACGTTGACTAGCATTGCTACGATGGCGGCCATAGCCACAAGCCAAGTAACAGACTTGTTCTCGACAGCATCAGCAAGCTTAACTGCTGCATCGATTGGAGGGACTTGGCTATAGACTGACATAGCTGCCATCATTAATCCTGACAATACCACTGTATTGCTGACTATCAGCATCAGATTCAGGCGCGACCTGATTCTGCGCGGAACATACGGCCACGGCTTCGCATATGCTGCTGACGCTCGAAACGAAATGATGTTCCAACATTTGCGAAGCATAGGAATGCACCTCAGTCACCAAGCCACTCGGCTAGAGTTTTGTTGTCCAGGCTCAAGTCCTGATATACGATTGACGACGCCGCAGGATTGTTCGAGTCGAACGTAACTCGGTAGTACCAGCATCGAACTCCTCCGGTAGGCTCAGACGAGTTCAGAGCATTTCCGTTCTGTTCTCCCTTTGCGAATCCGCGCGGGTAGTTATGCTGCGTGGCATGCCAGTTCCATTGGGACACCTTCTCCGCTGGAACCTCGCACCGCAGGTACATCTCGCGACCGCTGTAGGATGGGTCTAGTTCCTTGAGTAAGGCTGGCGATCCAGATGTAGGTGTGCTCGTGCACATGGCCAAGAGCTTGTAGCTGTACCCTGGATCCTTGAACACGCGCTCCCACAACCGGCAATCGATAGCACCGGCTGCCGGATCCGTGAAGGCTGCGTATGCAGTTGATGGGGAAACGTTCGGAAGAACGTTCGTGTCTTGACGCGCAATGTACAGCTTGAGGTTGCTCATGTTCGTTCTGGTTAGTAACCAGAATCGGCTCCACGCATGATCGGGTGCATGAACGATGGCCGTTTGTTCACACCGATCTGATAGGCCGCATCGGGCTCATAGAGCCAGCCGTCGCGTTCATTCGGAGGTTCGCCTCGTGGCTTCACCCGACGATACGCAGGCCCAACTGATATGTCCTTCCGTCCCTTGAAAACGCTCTCACCCTGCGTGTCGAGGATGCGAAACGGAACGACCAGCTTATACTTCGTACCGCTCACTGTGAGCGTCTTCGGCTCCGGAGGCCTCTGGATTTTGCCGATGCCTTTGGTGGAGCCGTCCGCCCCCGCGCAGTAAACAGCCATCATCGCTTTCGCGGCGGAATATGCGAGCGTCTCATCATCGGAAGGCTTGTGACCGGCGGCGACGGCGGCCTCGTAAATCGCCACGGCCGCATTCCATGTATCGCACTGCTGCCCGACCTGCTCCGGCTTGTTCGCGCATCCAGTCATGGCCATCACGATCAGCAGAATGGCTAGGCCGAGAAGTGCCGACAGACAGGCTCCGAGAAGTCCGAGTTCTTTTTTGATTGATGTGTTCATGATTACAGTAGCATTCCGGGGGTTTTGCACGCGACGGCGATCAGCAACAGGCCGACCGTCACGAGTGCGATGATTGCGAATGTGGTTGGTTTCATTGCGCCTCCTGTACCATGAACTCGTTTCTGCGCCATACCAGCAGAATGCGTATCACCTGAGTCAGCCTCTTCAAGACTGCCTTCTGCTGTGCTGCGGAGAGCGCGTCCCAGTTGGCCAGAGCAAGGTCAAGGTCGTTGATCGTATCGCTGAGGAGTTGCGCCCGGTCAATGACGGCCTTTTGGCCGTTCTCGATAGGCTTGCCGTCTTCCCTGTAGAAGACGCCGCCCACGTATCGGAAGCCGGGCTTGATGATCGGCAGTGCCTCGGCTGCGATGACGACGTTGCTGGCGCCTGCCGGCGGAGTGAAGCGCGCAAGATCACAAACTGTGACGCCAAGAACGTTGGTTCCTTTGACCACCGCAACCGGAGTGTCGGCCGCGCTTGTCGAGAGTGTGACGAGAAGAAGTAGAGCAAAGATGTGTTTCACTTTGTAATCCTTTCCGCTGCGTAGTCGATGACTGGAACCGCGAGATGCTTGAGAAGCGTAACGCTGTCGTAAGTCCACTGTGCCACTGCTCCGACCCAGTCGGACACTGCTATGGCCGGGAACGCGGTGTAGAACGTGATCCAGACCGCGCTTGGCCCGCCGTTTCCACCTGCGCCTGAGTTATATCCATTAAGAGATGCCCCGCCACCACCGCCACCAGATCCCCACAAAAAGCCATCAGCCCCGCTTCCTGCAACTGCGTTCGTTTGCGAACCTCCTCCACCGGCACCATGCCATCCACGTGCTCGCAATGTTGGCATAGGGTAAGCCAACACTGTGTTGATATTTGTTCCGTTTTGCCCAACATCGCCACCAGGACCTACAACTGTTGAAGCCAACAATGCGTTTGGCCCAGAGCCTCCACTACCTCCGCTTGATGGAACGTCTCCGGTTGTTATTCCGCCACCAGCTCCGCCACCAGCCCCGCCGTTCCCTGCTAATTGTGCTGTTCCGATGACGCCAGAGCCGCCCGATGACGAAGAACTACCTCCTGAACTGCCAGTAAAAAAGCCTATGTTTGCTCCAGCACCTCCAGTGCTTCCATCGGCATCACCACCAACCCCAGGCGATCCAGCGCGAGCCCGTAAAACCCAGTTGCTTGTGCTAGATGTCCCAACATAAACGATGGTGTCTGCGCTGGAAGCTCCATTTGTGCCATTACTATCATCAGTTGTTACAGACCCACCACCAGACGGGACCGGCGGAATAATTATTACAAACTTGTTCGACCATAGTACCGAAGGGTCTGTTAACAGTGTTTTGCTGTAACCGCCTCCACCACCTCCGCTGCCGCCAGACCTAACACTTCCAGCAGCACCTCTCCTTCCGCTTCCACCAGGTCCACCACAACCAACCGCCTCGATAAGGATTTGCCTTGCTGGGGTTAGGTTAGTGAAGACGATAGTTCCTATATTTGTGAAGATAAGAGTAAATGGCAGATATGTATTCGTCAGTAGTCCACCACCGTTCAACGTCGATAGCGTCCCGAGTGCGCCCGGGAGGACGTTTGTCGGTACTGTGCCTATGAGGTTCGTCGAATTGAGATTCGTCAATGCGCCGCCGTTAAGCGTTCCGAGCGTGGTCAGGTTAGCATTCGTTCCCTGGTACAGCGTCGCCGCCGTCGCGGCCCTCAGAAGCGCCGCGTCGATCCTAGCCTCTGCAACCGTCCCGGTTGTCACATGAGTTCCGTTCAGAGCTGTCAACTCGCTCCCGACAGTCCCGACGCGGATCACGCCGTTGGTGTCGGCCAGCACCGGCCTGGCGTTCTGGCCACACGCGAGAAGCGGAAACAGCGCAAGGCTGAGGACAATCAGACTGGTTCTCATAGCTTTTTCACCTCCAACACGGGCATTTCAATTCCCCCGACGATGACGACGTTCGTGATCTGGGTTCGCCAGACATTGCCGAGATAAGCGAGGTCGAAGTAGTAGGCCCCGACCGTGTTCGTCGTCTTGATCCACTCGAGAATCGGCATCTCGACTCCGCCCAAGGTCGTCGTGCCGACGACGTACTGACGCCAGACGTTGGTGCCGTAGAGGAGGTCGTAAGCGGCTCCGGTGGGCGAAATGGCGGCGAGCAGCTCTGGGAGTCCGGTCACGTCGTTGGTTCCGACCTGGGCGTAGACACCGTCCCCTCGCCAGAAGTTTGACGAGTTGCCACCCGTGAGATTGCCCAGCGCTGTCAGCACCGCGTTGGTATTCTGCCAAAGCTGCAAAGCCTTTAGTGCGTCGATTGCAGCGGCAACGAAAGCCGTGGTGCTGATGCTGGTGTCGTTGTCGCCCGGGGTCGCCGTGGGAGCTGTCGGGTTGCCGCTTAACGCAGGGCTCGCCAGCCTTGCGATGGCTGTGTCGATAGATGCCTCACCGACCACACCAGTCAAACCGAGCGTCCCGGTTGTCGTCACCGGGGATCCTGAGAACGAGAGACCTGCAACATCGCTCGTCGCCCCTACGCTCGTCACAGCGGTTCCCGTGATTGTGGAGCCAACCCAAGCCTTCGTTGCCACGATGTTGTTCGACCCGCCGCCGTGCGCAATCCCCAGCTCGTGCACTCCCGCGAGGTTCGTCGCGTAAAGCGCCATCGTGCCTGCCTCCGCCGTTGGCGCCGTCCCGTCAGCAATCCATACGGCCCGATCCACAATCTCCACGCTAGCAGGACGAGAAAGGACGTGCGTCAGGGCAGCCGCAAGGGCCGTCAGGTCATTGGTCCCTCCCCACCACCTGACATTCACCTGACCGCTCGCGCAGTCGTCCGCGATGTACCGACCAGCGGTCGATGACGCGAACACGCAACCCATGTTCGTTGCCTCAACGCTCGCCGGATCATGACGGATGATCCTCTCAGGACCCCAATCCCCTGGTGTCCGCCAGCCGGCCACGATCACGCGCTCGTTGTTCACGGTGCTGCGCGCCACCAAGTCCGCAATCGTGTTGACTGCGGCAAGCGGACGATTCGTCTGAGCCGAGACTACCGCGGAACCGAACAGGAGAATTGCTATGATCAGTCTCATGGGTGAGCTATCCAGGACGCTACTCCGTTCGTAACAAAGAGGATGTAGGCTCCGTTGTTGGTTGGGTACGCAAGGCCTTGCACTTTGTCTGCATCGAGGCCGCTTCCGCTACCATCGTTGCCACTATGCCAGAAAGTGCCAGCTACACTACTCAACCCACCGTTTGTTGCGAATGTAAACACATCATACGCGGTGCCAGGATTCGGATGCCAATACATCTTTAGTCCACCAAGAATCGTCTGTGAGTACACTACCCACTGATTATTGGTGGCGCCTCGCGTCTGCATATACATGCCGCTTCCAGTTCCTTGAGACTGAAAATACGTGCCTGATAGGTAAGAAGAGGATGTGATCGGCCCGGTTGGCGTTCCGCCAGCTATGGGCAGATATGGGCCGCCGGCAGCCGCCCACGTCGAGTTGCTTCTAATGTAAGCCACTGAGTTCGATGGGGCATCAAATGGTATGTTTGTCCAGCCTGACGCACCGTACCCTCTGAACACCGCAAGGTTGGTATTGTAGTAGAACTGACCAAAATTGGCCTCGATTGTTGGATCAGAAAGAAGCGGTGTGAACTCGACTTGCCCCTGCGGAAGAACCTTGAATCGCTCAGTTCCGCCATCCGTGTCGGTGAAGTTGGTCCCGTCCCATCCAAGATAATTAGTTGAAGTGAAGACAGTAAGTCTATTTATGCCCTCGAACGTGGAGTTTCCTCCACCGAGTCGCAACTGTACTGGTGAGGATGGTGCATTTGTCGGAGCCTGCCCTGACATCAGAAGAACGGGAGGATTAGTTCCGGAGTAGTGAGGCATGGTGAAGTAGGCAACCCGCGTCCCGTAGTTTGCAACAGGATTCGTGTTTCCAAACTGGAATACTCCGTTGTTCTGGTACTGCCGAAGGTAACCGGCGCCCAAGTCCCAGGTCGCCCACGTTCCTGATGCCGGCCGTTCCATCGTCATGAACAGGGCCGGGTCGTCGCGTTGAACCGTCAAAGTCCCACGGGAGTCCGGGTCGGTAAAGACCGTCCTCTTCACCGTACCCCCGAACTTGGTCTGCTCGCTCTGGCCGTTCCATCGCGTCGAGATGAACGTAGCGTAGTTCGTGAGCCCTGGATAAATCGCCGCTGTCTCGAAAAAGCTCGTGCTGTCATGCAGCATTGTGTCCATGAAGACCGTGGTGTAAGCCAGCGATCCCTGGCCATAGAGAAGGTAGCCTGGTTTTTTTGTCTGGTTTCCAGGGTTGTTCCAGAATCGGCACGACTTGAATGACATCTCGATCTTGTTGCCAGTTGGATCAATGTTCAGGTTGTGGTATGTGCCTGACGCCGCCGAATTGGTGGTCTCTGCCGTCAATGATCCTGTCGGGTAGTTGTCGAACTCATTCCAATTGCTATCGTAGATAAGGCAGTCATCGAACGAGATGTGTCGCAGGTTCTCTTCCAACAGCACGCCGTTCATTCCGTTGTTGTTCGACTGAAGCCGGCGCACCATGTAGACACCGCCGTTCTGAACCCTCATCCCGTTCCGGTTGTTCAGGTAGGTGTCAACATTCAGCATGCGGACTGAATAGCACTGCTGGAAGGCTAGGCCGTCTCCCTTATTGTAGCCTACCTGCACGTTCTGCATCGATATGTCGGCCAATGCAGAGTGCGTGATCGATCCGCCCGTGTTAAATCTGATTCCATCACCATCGTTCCAATGGACCTTGACGCGCTCGAACTGAATCTCAAAGCGTAGGATGTAGAGTCCGTTAGTCTTCGAGTTGATGATTGCAACATCAGTGAGATCGGTTGACAGCGCACCCCACCCACCAGCCAATTCCACTAGCGCAACGCCAGTGAATCCCGTTTGAGTATCACGCTGGCCGTCGAATGCGATTCCGGTGATCGCAGTTCGGTGGCAGCAGCCGAAGGATAGTATTGGCGCATTCAGACCTGGGGCCGACTTAAGGGTCGTGTCGAAGTCATCGTCGTCGTGGCCTGTCATCGCCTTCGTCTGGCCCTTCAGGTGGATTCGCGTGTAGTCCGCTTGCTGGGGCGGGCTGGTTAGCGTCGCATCAATCAGAAAAGTGCCTTCGGGAAAAAGCACGGTATGCGCCCCAGAGTCCATTGCGGCCTGGATCGCGGTCGAAGAGCCGAGCGTTCCGGTTGCGTCCGCACCGAACCACCGCGCGTCAACAACTCCGCCATTGCAATCCCTAGCAACCCACTGCCCGTTTGTCGTGATGGTTGCCCATACGCACCCTAGGTTCGTGGTGGCCGATCCGGCCGCATCCCATGCGATTTCCCGCGGAGCGCCCCAGTCTCCGTTCGTCCTGTAGCCGCCAACCAAGTAGACGAGCTTGCCGCTTGTCGCGAACTTTACCGGATCGGTCGCGAGTAACTGCGCCATCGTCTCCAATGTGCGGGGTGTTCCTTGACCGCGCACCATCAAGGTTGCGAAGCACAGGATGAATGCCAGTGAGATTCTCATATCAAGCGCACGTAATGAACTCCAGCGGCATTCACGATCTCGTTCTGCCCGTCGTCAGTTCCAGTTCCGCCAAGCGTGAAGTCTGCGCGATTTCCATTCGCATCGCGAATAACAGTCACCATCATGGCAGATTCCCACCCGAGTTGCATTTCGGAAATCGTTTCGTAAACAATCGGGAACGCCACACGGTACGGAGCACCTGACGGATTCGGAAGCGAAACACCACCATCAAGATTCTCGCGCACGTATGTACGAATCAGAATTGCAAGCCCATCATCCGATGACAGAACGTCTGTTCCGTTCGGAAGCAATGTCGTTGATGCAGTCTTTCGCCATTCCGAATAAATCCCATCGGCCCCGCTGTAGTTCGCGCAGACCCCGACACGCCAGAACCGCGTATCGCTCGCAAGCATTTCGGCCACCGTGTCGAACTCCGATGTGACTGGCACAAGCGCCGCACCATCCGGAGTCGAGGCGATCACGTCAGCGAGGTTCGTATCGTCCGATTCGAGAACGAAGAACGCACGGTTGACGATGGACCTGACCCTCCACTCGACCCTGTAGGCTGCTGGGAACAGCTCGACCGTGAAGGTCCCGTCATCCTCAGTCTCCACATCATACACCGCCCCGGAGTAGATAATGGGCGAGGTCGGGACCGGGTAGGTCAGTGGGAAGAACCGCAGCCATCCAACGTAGGGGACGCTGCCGTCATTGAGGGTGATGGTTCCGGTGAGCGTCATCTCAGGCCCTACGTCGCATGCGTGTTACCACCTCCCGCTTCATAGCGCGAGCGAAAACGAGCTGCATGCCGCGCTTGCTCGGGAGGCTTCCAGGCCACGGGCGTTGCACAACCCGGCGCTTGAGCATGAAGTAAAAGGTCAGGCGCCCACCTGTCTTGTTCGCAAGGAACGCGTCTCCGCCTGACTTCACGATGAAAAGGCCCCCGACCTTCGATGCGATCACCGCCGCAGTCCTGCCGTGCGCCGCCGGGTGCACCGGAATCGTCAGGGCCTGAGCCCGCTTCGGAACGATTGGCCCGCCGTACAGCTTCTGAGGGAATCGTTTGTCGCGGATTGGAATGGCCACCACATTCCCAGCGACCTTCACGTCAAGCCCAACGCTCTGTCCAATCTGGTTCCAGAAATGCGTTCGATCACCACCAAGTGCGTTCGGTTCTTTCTTGTCCTTCGCTCGGTAATGTTGCCGCAAGTATTGAGCAACCGTTCGTCCAGCATCCTTCTTGGCCGCAGTCATTCTCTGCGGTGACATTCGCGCCTTCATCTTCGACGCGAAATCTGACGTGAAGGTTGCTCGGATCATGCGCGCATGATTTTTCCGCGGCTCACCTTGTAACCAGGGCCAAGGTCCTTGAGCAGTTGCTTGGCGATCTTCGGGTCGGCTGGCAGGTTCGCATCGCCGTCGCCAAACGCCGGCAGCTTCTTCGGCTTCTGCTTCGGAACCTTCACGCCCGCAGCCTCGATCCGTTTTCTCGCAACCCGCCTGACCCCCATCCCGCTCCCCCAGTCGAATGGAGGGTAAGGTGTCCCGAATGCCGAAAGGTTTGTCCACAACCTGCCGTTGACTGGAGCCATCATCTTGCCATCGACGAACTCTCCGCCAGCCTGCACCCAACGCGCCATCCAGTCCCGCGGTTCCCGGCGAGGGTGAAGTCGCACGAGTTCCCAGAACGGAAACTCATCGAGCGTCGCCTGCGCCTGCGCGTACCGCCCATAACCGCGCGCTCGGTCCCGGTTCATCTGAACGATCAGGTCAAGCCGCTGGTCGCTCGTGAGATCTTGAATGCTTCCGGCCAATCCTTCCGGCACCTCGTACCCTGTCCCCTCGACGATTCCGCGCAGCATCTCGCGCGCCTCCATCGGCGAGACTTCCTTGCGCAACACCTTCTCGGTTGTATCACGAATCCCTTCTAGAATGCGGGTCTTGTGGACCTTCGCGCTGAAGATCGCTTGCTCACGAATCTCGCGACGAATACGGGATTGTTCTGCGGAATCGATGTTTCCAGGAAGCCGGCCGCTTCCGGCCAGTTTCTTGAGTGCCAACTCGAGGGTTCGCGAGGTTCTAGAGGCCATCCTGGTCCTGTCGTTCAAAGTCCTCTTCGTGATCGTACTGGTAATCGTAGTTGATTGCCGGCCGCCCAGTCTCAACTCCGACGGCGTCGTCCGACGCCGGCCCGGGAATCATAGGCCCCTCGCACTTCGCTACGTCCCGCAGCACGAGAATAGCCGCTTCAGCATCCGCCTTCCGCTGCCCGGTCGGGTCCAGCACCTCGCCATAGCACCGGCTCATGATGCGCAGCACGATGATCGATAGCGCATTGTCGATCAGGACCTTCGGAACCTGCCCATCAGCGCCGAGCGTATTGCGCGAGCACCCGGCCACGTACCCACGAACCAAGTCCGTCACGGCCGCGATGAGCAAGGCAATCGGATCGCCCTCCCCGGCATCCAGTGCGGCGTTTCGATAGGCCGCAAGTTCTGCTCCGCTCAGCCGCGTTGCGATGTCTGCCTCTGTGATTGCTCGCCAGTTCGCCATGATTCGCTCCTGAAATGGAAAACGGGCGGAACCGTGTGGCCCCGCCCGTCGCGCTCCCGTTACCATGCATCCTCACTCACCATCCGCCAGGAAACCAGCCGGGCGGAAATCACGGGCCACCGTAAGGATAGGTCAATGCCCACGGCGGCTTGCCTGCGATCTTCGCCACGAGGTTCGTACAGGCCGCCCCGTTGGTCGCCGTGTTCACCATCGAAGGACCGATTCGCAAGTAACCGAATCCGCCGGTCGTGATATTGGTCACGGCAGTTATCGGCAGAACGCCAGTGAACGTCAGGAGGATACCGTTGACTTGCGTGGTCTCAGCCGTCACCCCATCGATGCTCCGATGAATCGGAACCGATAGCGTAGCCGCCCCGGGGTTCGTCGCCATCAGTTGCCCGGTGAGTTGCAGCGCCACCACGTCATGCCGGCGAACATCCACCCACAGGTAATTGGTCGCGGTCGTGTTGACCGTCAGTGTCGAAGGAAACTCCGTCAGGGTAGTGGGCGTGTATTCTGCCACGTAGGTGCGTGGAAGGTCCGCGCCATCAGCCCGAATGCCGAGCCACATGAACGCTAGAACAATCGCAATGGCCGCCCAGAAGTTGAATCGTTTTTCGCTCATAATCTTGTCAGTTGTTGGTTCTGATTCCGATTCGGTTACGGCGCAACCGACGTGAAGTTCAGCCGCTTGCCAGCCGCGGAGTTCGTCACCACCACATCATGCGACCAGTCGAAACCGGCAACCTCGGACCGGCCGTCTTCGGTCGTGTATGTGCGGGGGCCGAGCCACCGTCCGGCGAGGCGCATGGTCTTCATGAAGCTCGGATCACGCCGGGTCGGGTTGCTGGCGGCCGCGAAGATCAGGACAGAAGTCGTCAGCAGGTAGGCCATGCTGGTCGTCAACCCCTCGGCCGTCGAATCCGTAGCGGCCCGCGCCACCATGATTTCCGGGTTTCCGGTGAAGAGCGTTCGCGCCTCCTCCTGCGTCACGTTCGGGATCGCCTTCGACCCAGCAGCGACGAAACGCGACCGGACGTAGGTCGAGTTCTTGAACAGCCTCCACGCGGTCGGACCGAAGAGAAGCCGCAGGTTCGTAATGCTCCCGCCAGCCGCAGCCAGGGCGACGATGTCGATCTGTTCATCGATGGCATTAACCGGGTCGTTTGCCAGTACGTTCACGTCGGTTCCGGCCCCGAGTGCAGCGAGCGCCGCATTGATGGTGTCGCGCTCGTGCGACAGCGTCCCGATCTGCGCGGCCATATCGGCAGCCTCGCGCATCGCGTTCTCGCCGGCCTCGGCCGACTCGGCGATCTCCTGCTCATCGAACGCGATGTCCACGGCGTTCGGCGTGCAGTTGTAGTTGTTGTCCGTGGCATCCCAGCCGACCCGGACCGCCTTGCCTTGCGCCGGCCGAATGGTGTTCGGGAGGCGGAAGCGGTTCTTCTCAGAGTATGACTTGTACCGGCCGATGGCGGCCGCGACGTTGACGGTAGGGGCCAAGAAACCTCCGACCGGTGTGATGGTCGAGGCTGCGACGCCCTGCGCGTATTCGAGAACCAGCGGACTGGAACCAAGATTTGCGAGTCTTCCCATGTTCGTTGTGCGTTAAGATTTCGGTTGCAAGTTCGCTTGTTGTTACGTCACGACGACCGTTGCGGGGGCCGGCCGGATCAGAACGTACTGCCCGGCGGTCGCATCCTCCTCGGCATAGCCAACCCGGAAATAGGTGTCGGCAGCAATCGGTTGCGTCTGCACCTTCCCGAAGGTCCCGGAGAGCACGACGGAATCACCCGCCGTGATGGAACCGGCCGCGATGCACCGGACGTTCTGGTCCGGAGACAGCGGCAGCACGTACACCTTGTCTCCGGCCGTGTAGCTGGCTTCCGGAACGTCTACGATGACGAACGGGCACCAGTCGGCGACATCCGTCGGCAGAGTCACCTCAGCCTTGCCGTCCGCACCGCTCGTCAGCTTGACGAGGTACATCTCCTTGCCGGTCAGGTCCGCGTCAGCCGTGAAGGCTAGCCTGCCCTGCGTCACATTCGATTGAGTCGCACTCATGATTGTTGCTTTGGAATTGGTTGTTGAATCGCTTGTTACTTCGTCGCAGCGGCACGCTTCCGCATGCGCGCCTCATCGGTGGCGGCGGCGAAGGCGCGGTTGTACCCCCAGCCGGACGTGGCCGAGAGTTCGGCTGCCCGCAGCCCAATGGCCGCAGCCTCGCTCGCGGTGAAGCCGGGATTCGGATCGGCATCGGCCGCCCCAGGGTGCGCCCGGTTCCGAGCGTCATGCATCGGGGTCCGGCCGGAAGCGCCACCCGAGGGTTCGGTCTTCACGACGCTGAGAGCCGCGATGGTCGCCTCGCGGTTCTTCGTCAACATCTCGCGCAACTTTCCCTCGTCCGTCACCGTGGCCTTGAACCGGAGAACGTCGTGCTCGATCAGCTCCTTATTCAGCGCCTCGATCCGGTTGCGCGCGGTGTCGCCAGCGGCCGTCAGTGCCGCGATGGTGGCGCGCATCTTCGCGACTTCCTCTGGCTTGCATCCCGCGTTACGAGACGAGGCCAGTTCGGCACCGGCCGCATCAGTCGCAGCGGTGATTTCCTCATCAGTTGCCGTGTCCGGCAAACCGAGCAGCTTGCAGAGGAGTTTCTTGAAGTCCATAACTTGATCCTTGTTGGTCGATTGTGCCGTGGCGGCGTGTCTATTACTTACAGGTGGCATGCCACGCAACTGCGGGTCGTTTGTCAAAGCCAATCGCTGCAAAACTTTAGGTCGCAGCAAACGCTTTCCGTCAACCTTCTCGGTCCCAACTTCCTCGAACTCGCGAAGCACAGGACTGACGAGCCGGTAGATGCCACCTTCCAGCTTCTCCTTGCCAAGCGCAGACCAGCGCGGGAGTCCCCACAATCCATCCTCACGGATCGCAATGTCCTCGATCCAACCTGCCGCTTCCGTTGGCTTGGTTTCGTCGTGCGAGAAATGGTCGAAGTCAATCAACACGCCAGGGAAGTTCTGGCCTTCCTCGGCCTTGCGCTTGTTCCAATCCTCAACCATCGCGGAGAACGCGGCTTCGTCGAACTCCTGGGTGATTTCCTCGCGCTTCTCATCGTCGCCCTCGTAGGTTCGGAGTATGCCGGCCTTGCGGCCTTTCGGAACCAGCATGATCCAGCCATCCTTCGAGAGTGCGAACTGACCACCGGAAGCCTCGCCAGTCCGACACGTCACGAGTTGCCCAGGCCCTTGCGCCTCGCGCCGATTGATCGTGAAGCCGGAAGCACGCCGGGCCATAGCAAGCGATTCACCACGTCTGATCGCACACTCGACCACTGCCTTTTCTGCTACCGCAACCCACGCATCGCTCTGCCGGAACTTTCTCGAATCGGCTCGGAACTCATTCCAGTCAGGAAGCGGCTTGCCATCGAATGCGCAACCTCCTACTGACGAGCAGTAGGTTTCATAAAGGACTCCTGCGAGTTGTTCGCTGTCGATCATGGTTCGTTGACACCTTCGGCGAAAGCTTCGGCGAGAAGCTTCTCGAACACGCCCTCCAATTCGCTCCCCTCGTTGGCTTGCGCAAGGAAATCCGGCAGCTTTTCCAGCAGGGCCTTGAGCTTGGCAGGGTCTTCGTCCGCATTCTTCAAGGCCCTGATCGCTTCAAGCAACACCGCCTTGCTGTCCTCCACCGCGGCCTTCCTGACTGCTTCAATGGCATCACCGGACGAGGCGTTGTCCGGTAGTTCGGTGCGGTTCACCGATACAGGTTCTGCGGAGAATTGTGCTACTGCTTGCGGAGCGACTGGTTCTGGCGCGGCCTCAACATCGAATCCGAGCATCTCGCTTGCCTTCTCGCGCGTCACGATCCAGCCGGCCTGCCGGAGAGCCCCGAGCGCCGCGGCTGTCGCGGCAAGGTCCGTGGACTTCGGGCGCGTGATGGTGAAGCGCGCTAGGTGCGGTTGCCCTGGAAACGCGATGTTGAGAGCCGGCGCTCCAATCGCGACATGCATCAACTCCGCAATCTCCGATGCCTCTGCGGATGCGAGTTCGTTGAAGACCGCCTCATGCGCTGGTGTCGCCCCCTGCCCGATACCGGTCGCGTCCGACAGCATCGTCAGTTTCCCGCCGGTTCCGCGCAGCACGAGCGCCCGGTCCGCGTACTCCATGAAGCCTGGGAAAGGCGTGTTCTGAGCGCTCGATCCGCCTCCGAACAAGTTGGCCGTCACGCCAGGCGGTAGCACGCCCTTCCCACCGCTGACGTACTTTTCGAGCATCGCGGCTAGCGACCGGAAATCTGCGGCCGCAGCATTCGCTTCTGGCGCGCACTCAAGGAAGATGTTGGGGACGCCATGACGCGAGACGTAAAGCTGCCAGTCCTTCCAGCTCATCGTCCTGCCGACGAACAAGAGAGAACCTATCTCGTCAATCGGCATGTCGTTTGTCCGAACCACAAAGAACGCCTCGTCAATCGGGGTACCGCGGTTCGTGTTCTGCGCGTCCGCGTTGTATGTCCAGACTCGCTTCGGATGCGCCATCCCGAAGTGCCATTGGGGGACCGGCTCAAGGTGCGTAACGACCCCGGAAGCGTCCGTGTGCATTTCGAGGTGCGCGAATCCTCGAAACGTCGCCATCCCGAGCCAGCGCCACGCGGCATTGAGGTTGTCGATGGCTCCGAACCTGCTGTTCAGGAAGTCGATTTGCTCAGCTAGGAGGTCGGAATTCTCGATTGATTTTGCGGCTGTCTCCTCCTCTGCCACCACGGCCCACCGGCACGACCCGAGCGCAGCCTGCCGGCGTTCAACGAGTGTGCTGAGGATGTACTCGCGCTTCTCGACGAACCGATACAGCCACGTCAGGTCTGCGAAGTACCCCTGTTCTCCTTGTTCCAACAAGCTGATGACCCGACCTAGCGTCAGGCCACGGAGCGGGTTCCAGCCGGCGCGCAGTGGAATCTCGGAATCGTCGTGAAGTTGGCCCGTCAACGGAGCGCCGGAGAGCATCGCCTCGAATCGTTCGGTCTCCGTCATGCCCCGCGTATCGCACGGCGCGAAGAGTTGCGCAAGCCTGCCGTTTGAAAAGCAAAAGCCCCGGTTTGTTTGACCGGGGCCGACCTTTAACCGTGAATCTCTTCACCGACACCGCCTCCACCACGGAGCGTCCGCCAGCATCGCCTGCTTGGAGGCCAATCCGGAAAGAGCTTCTAGGTTCATGAGTTTCCTTTCCTCAATCGAAGTTGCTCTGATACCTGAAGGCCAGCGCTTTCTCGGCCTCCTCAAGCGAGCCGCCAGCCAAAAGAATCGCCATCGCGTCGCTCCCGCCCTTCATCGCCCCACTCGTCGCGGAATAACTGGTGCTCCCCTGCGCCTGCCGTTCCGCGCGCAAGTACAACGACGCGCGAGGATTCGATTTTCGGAGTTCGGCCAACCGATCCGCGAAGCTCCGGTCCTCGGGCCGCGGCGGGTTCACCCCATCGTTATTCCCATCGGCCATCATGCGGTTGAACTCGCGATGGATGCGGTCCGCCTCGCCTTCAGCTTGTCGAGCAAGCGTTCGCATCTCGTTAACTCCCGGGATCGCCGCCTCGATCCGGTCGGCCTCCGCCTTCCGCGCCGCCCGGCAGCGTTCATCGAATTGCTCTTCGGTGAGCACCTCGACTCCCCCCGCGTTCATCCCGAGCCGCGCGAGGCATTCCGCCGGGGAAGCGGCCCGCAAAACCTTCATCGGGTCCAACCCGCGGGCCGCGCATTCGGTCCTCAGAACAATTGGTTTCCCCTCCATCCTGACCGTCCCGTCAGCCAAAAGCTCGCACCGGTTCGACCGCATCTTGACTTCGCCGTTCTTTATTACTGTTAGGTTCATTTTCTTCGTTCCTGTCTGCAAACAAGCTATCTCTTTGCGTTCGTTTTGTCCACGTTTTTGTTCAAAAATCTTTCGTCTCCTAAGCAGTTGAATTGAAATGCTTTATCACCCGTC